CATCAAAACAAACTATTGCAAATCTATTTGCAGCGCCAGGAGTTGCAGCTGTTGCTAATGTTAATGCTTGTCCAAAAGTAAGAACTGCATTTCCTATAGAAAGGCCATCATTAGCATCATTGCCATGTTTGCCGACATAGTATATTTGCTCTTGATCTAAAGTTCCTCCACCTGTAGAAACTACTCCATTTGTAGCTACAAGTATTCCGTTATCTGAATCATCTAATTTCAATTCACCTGTTTCAAATCTAGTTGTGAAGGATTTAGTTATTGTGCCTGCAATATCTGTATCATTTAGATAAGTGATTGATCCTATAACTAAATTACCAGCTCCTGCGCCTCCAATACATGGATTATTAGATGAATTAATAGAAACATCTCCAAGTGTTGTAGTTCCTGTCGAACCGTGGGTTATTGCTTGAGTTGCTCCTGTAGAAATTTTAGTCTGAGTTATAGAAGTAGTTACAGATCCCCCTGTAGTTAAAGTTCCTAATAAAGAAGAGCCTTCATTTATTATTGTTGTTCCAGTTCCAGCTACAGATACAGGACATCCCATTCTAGAACTAATAATATCCAAATTTCCATTTGAGAACGTTAATGTATTTGCCGTTCCTCTGCCAGCAAATGAATTTGTTATTAAAGCATTTGCTCCACCTGTACAGTTTATAACACCATTATTTGTTGAAGCATCTGTGCAATTAACTATAGCAATTGTACCACCAGCCCAATTAGGTAAATCACAAATATATCCGTTGGTTACTGTGTTATAACAATTTTCGATTAATATAATTGTAGTTCCAGCAGCAGCTGAGGATAATATATCTCCTGCAGCAGCCGTTAAATATAAATCTTTTAATGTACAAAAACCTGAAGCTGGAGGTGTATGATTTCCGCTAATCATTGTTTCTAAAGTAGCGCCTCTTATTACTTGCCCACCATATAAAGTTAGATTTTCAGTATAAGTTCCTGGTTTTACATATATTTCCGCATCAACTCCAGCAGCATTAGCTGCATCAAGGGCCGATTGGATAGTTTGATAGCCTGTCTCACCAGCGACTGGATCTACTACGTATTTAGTAATATCAGCTAGATTTTTTACAGTAACTGTATTGCCAGCACCCGATGTTGTTGCGCTATTCCCACCAAAGATATTTAAAACATTTGCTGCAGGGGTAGCATTACCAGAATCAGTAGTAAAAGTTGTTGAAACACCAGCACCTGCTTCTAGATTTATAGTTCCAGAACCATTAGTTATTGATATAGTCCCACCGGTTGATGTTAAATTGGCAGCTTTAGGAAAAGCTCCGGTATCTCCTATAACTAATTGACCATCAGTTAAAGGACCTACTTCATATAATTCTCCTCCAGTTGCATAGGCAGCTACTGCATTAGGTGTTCTATCTATTAATCTAATACTTCCAGCAACAGTTTTGCCACCATCTATAGTTAGCGTTGGAGCTATATTAGCATTATCTTCAAAATCAACTCCGCTAAATGTAATATTTCCTGCTCCGCTACCAGCTACACAAGGATTAATAGATGATTTTAGAACTGAACTTGAAATTTTTATATCACTAGAGGAATTAAATGTGATAGCCGAGCTTGCTCCTCCATCTACATAACTATTTTGAATATCTACTTGTGCATTTCCAGTATATGAAATAGGGTTCTTAAACCAAGTTCCTCCATTTGCGGTTCCAGATGTGCCATTTCCAAAATTTACAGGACATTGAACTGCCGCATTATATAATTCAATTCCTCCAGATGTTATCATTGGATTTCCAGCTCCAGCTCCTATTGTGACGTCTGTCATAAAGATAAAAGCACCGCCGGTATTATTTACCCATCCATCATTAGTAGAAGTAACTTCTCCTATATCAAAACCAACTAAAACACCACTCCAATTCGGTAAGTTAAATGTATAACCATTTGTTACTCCCAAAGCGCAGTCAATTAATATTATTTCAGTTGTTCCTGCAGCATTTGAATCAAAAATATGTGTAGCGCTTTCTAAAAATATATTTCTAACAGTTAAAGTTCCTGAAAGTGGTGGTGTATGTTTACCTACAATTTTACATGTCTGAGTATCTGCTACTCCTATACCTGCCCAAACATCAATTCCATCGTAGAAAGTTAAGTCTTCTGTGTAAGTACCAGCTCTAACAAATACAGCAGCTGCTATTCCAGCAGCATTAGCAGCATCCATAGCAGATTGAATTGTAGTGTAGCCAGTTTCTCCGGCCACAGGATCCACTACATACTTTGTGATGTCGGCTAAATTCTTTACTGTGACTGTATTGCCGGATGCTGTAGTCTCAACGCTATTCGATCCAAGTAAATTTATTATCCCAGAAACTGGTAAAGCGGATCCGGTATCAGCATCGATTTGTGTTACATCATTACCAGCTTGTCCGGAATCATAATAATCTAGTTCTCCAGTGATTGCATTGTATCTGTAGCCGATAATTACCTCCTAAAGGCCGTAACCTTTCATTTCCATAATGTTCTATTTCACGAATATGTATAATTTACTACTTCTCCATATGTTACAGTCCCACCCGAGGTATAGGCTGTATAAGTAGTAGAGTCTATTCCTAAAAGTTCAAATGTACTTCCAGCGATATTTGCGACAGTATAAATATTACTACCGTCAAAATTAACTTCTGTCATTCCTATAACATTTTGTATAACTATTTTATCACCGTTTACCAAATTGCCAATAGCTGATACTGTAACCACTGCAGGATTTGCTTGGGTTATATTAGTAATGGTTAAATCTGTGTCTGAATTCCATATATATTCAAAATCTGCAGTAGCTAGATTATCTGCATTTAATGGCCATGTAACACTTGTTGTTCCATCATTAGAATCATATTGAATTTTCCTTATTTGCCATTTAGGGTCGCTTGCTGCAATTCCTACTTTAGCCCTAGCTAAGAATATTGGATTTCCATTTGTGTCATTAATTGCTCTTAAAGCAACTTCAGAATCTTGAACTATGAATTCTCTTCTATCATTAGCACCATATTTAAATGGTCTATTTATTCCGCTTGACATATCACCTCCTTTGTTTACATAAATCTAAGCCACCCATAATTGAATGGCTTAGATTTTTTGTGTTCTAGTTTTCTCTTACTATGAAATAAACAAAGCTAGATTGATCACCTGTCTCATCGTTAGCAGGTGTTGCCAAATCTTTTGACTCTACAACGAAATTTACTCCAGCAGAGATTGTATAGATTATTGCTCCTAAAGCAGTTGAAGCATTGATAGCCGATCTTTGAATAAAAATTCTATCATTTGCTGCAATGTTTGTATTAGCTATTGTGACCTGGCCGTTTGTAAAGGTTCCGGTTCCAATAAAGTCAGTAGCTGCTCCCCCATTCATTTCAAATTGAGTGGCTACCGAGCCTAATACAAAATTAGTATTACAAGAAACTTTTCCTGTTCCTGCTAAGAAATCAATACCACCAGCTGCATCAGAAGCATTAAGCACGATTGCGTCACCAGCAGCTTCTGCTCCTACTAAATTAATAGATCCAGCTGTTGATCCGATATCTACATCATTGGCAGCTCCATCACAACTAATATCCATACCACCGGCTGAAGCATTTATTACAACAGCATCAGCTGTAGCTTCTGAAGAAGCGATATTTATTTGTAGTGCTGCGTCAGCATCAATACCACCAGCTGCGCTTAACAGAGTGATTGCATTATCAGCTGCTTCTTCACCATTAACAACTACTCTTCCAGCTGCACTAGCAAGAGTAAGATCTATACCAGCCCCAGAAACACTAAAGTTAGAGGCAGCGGCACCATCTATCGAGACAGCTCCTGTTGAATCAATTGCAGTTCCAGCAGTTCCAGAATCACAGTCGATACCTCCGCCAGCATTAGATGATGTGATAGTTACAGCATCCGCTGCTGCTTCACCACCATCAATAACTACTGATGCTGCAGTTGCTTTTAAATCAAGATCATTAGTTACTGCAGTAATATCAACACCACCAGCACTAGCATTGATGACAATAGCATCCGCTGCTGCTTGAGATGAATCTAAGTTCATTTGAAGAGCTACATCTACATCTAGACCACCGGCCGCAGAAAGAAGGGTAATAGCGTTAGCCGCTGCTTCTTCTCCGTTTACAACAACTCGTCCAGCTGCTGAATCTAACGTTAAATCAATTCCAGCTCCAGTTACATTAATATTTGATGCTGTATCAGAAGTAAGTACATATGCTCCTCCGACACCATCAACCGCTAGTCCACCAGTTCCGAAATCTACATCGATACCACCAGCTGCATTACTTGCTTGGATGCTAATAGCGTCTGCTGCTGCCTCAGATCCATCAAGATTTACAGAGCCACCAACAGAAGCTAAAGTTAAGTCTGCAGAAGCTCCAGTTACTGTGAAGTTAGAAGCTGTAGCTCCATCTAAGCTAATTCCTGCTGCTGTATCTATTGAAATAGCTCCAGCGGCAGCTGATCCAATTGCTAAAGTATGCGCTGCTGCTCCAGATAGAATAGTTACTGCTCTTGCAGCTGTTCCTCCAGCAATGTTCACAGCATTAGCAGCATTATCCATGCCTATATTTGCAGCGCCGCCTGTTTGAGTGAAAGCTCCTGCTACTGTAAGACCACTAAATGTTAATGCACCATTTGAATCAACAGCAAAAACTTCTACATCTGCTGAATCAAGAAGGCTAAGTTTATTAGCACCAGCTGCATCTCCAACTTTAAGAACTATATCTTGTCCAGCTGCTGCTGTTATCGCTACATCTGTTGCCGCTGCTGCTGTATATAATGGCGAAGTTACAGAAGTTGCTAGCGTAATTGCTGCATCTAAGTTTAATGTAACTGTATTACCAGCATTAGAGTCTGTTATATTCGTTCCACCATCAATTATAATATTTCCAGCTACTGGAGACAAACCATTAATAGTATCGACATCGGAAGCACCAGGCCCTTGTAAAACCCATATACCACCACCGCTTGAATTTATTCCGCCAAATGCATAAGTAGTAGCAGTATCTGCTGTTGGTTTATATACCCAGGGAAAGCCAATTGAATAATTTGTATCGGCAGTCGTTGGTGCTCTTGAATATACTTTTGCTATTGGTGGAACATCTATAAAAGGTAATTCCGAACAATAGGCTTTATAAATTTTTTTAGTCATTTGTTCCTCACGTGTTAGAAATGCCCTTGTATATGTGGTTCTGGGCTTTAACTATAAAATAACTATTTTAATCATTTTTTTCCATTTTTTAATTGCTAATCTATTTGTAAAATGATATATTTATAGCAAAAAGAAGAGAGGGTATGACAAAAGACAAGAGATTAATTATTGCAATGAAGCCCAGTAAGCATCAGGAGCTTAAAATATTGGCTGCTAAACACGGCAAGACTATGAATTTTATAGTACAACAAGCTTTAAGAGAGTTTATTTTAAAGCATACCACTGTGGAAATCAATGTAGAAAAGACAGCAAAAATATAGTATATATTATTTAAAAAAGGAACAATATGGGTTATATAATTATAAATTTATTAGTAGCTGTAGCATTTGTCTATTCATGTAATTTATCATCTAATAAAGAACCAAAAGAAAGTAAGATTGAAGAAAATAAACCTTATGAACCTAATGGTAATAAAACAATTCAAGAATATGAAAGAGATATAGAAGTTCATAATTCTTGGGAAACGTGGGGTATTAGGCCTCTAAAAAAGTAACAAAACATTAATTGGAGAATATTATGACAAGTACAATAAAGAGTGATTATACACTTACATGGGGAGATTATTTTTTTTTAGATTCTAAATCTTATGATATTAAAAAAAAGGTAAAAGAGTTTACTAAAACTAATGGTATACATAAAGGAATTAAAACAGATTATAAGAGATTAAATCTAACAATGAGAGATCCTTTTATTTTAGATAAACAAAGTTGTGATGCAAAGGCTCATATTATTAGTATTAGAGATTCTTATTTAACTATTGATAAAAATCTCAGGAAACATCGTATTCCGGAATTTCATAAAGATATCAGTAGAATTATTGCAGAGGTAAAAGCATGTAAGGATGAAGTATTTGTTTCTATATCCCTGGAATCTATAAAATCTTTATATAATGACTTTGTAGATGTGAGATGGAGAGATTCATATTCTAACCAAGAAAGAAAAAAAAGCTTAATTGATGGATCAACATTTACAGAGGGAGTTTCAAGTTCGGAGGAATATAAAGAGCCTGATATATCAGGTCATGTTGCATTTGGACCATATGGTGGTATATCGCATTTATTTCATTTTCATTTTGACCCAAAACAAACATTCGACCAGATGCAAAAGGACGACTGGAATCCCAAAGATTGTAATCCTAATTCTCATCAAGAGCAACAAGAAATGGGACCTAAATCAGAACCAGAACGTGAAGGCGCTGCACCAAGTTCTGAATATGCTTGTGGCGGCTCATTCGGCGATTCTGACATTCCTTGTGGCGGCTCATTCAGTGATGCTGATTTTTCAGGATGGTGGTCATAATGGTAATAATTAATCTCATTAATTTAATGCATCGATACTCTAAGACATGGACTCAAATAGTCTTGCAGATATTAGTCATTATAATGATTGGGATTATTTTTATTGGTCTTGTAGGATATATTATGTCTGTGCTTTACCCCACTAGAACTGATATATCCTACATGCGAATCTTTTTAGAATAAAAGTATGTGTATCACGGGGGGTAGTTTATGAAGTGGATAAGTATTAAGGATAAAAAGCCTGCATTAAATAGCAGAATAATAGTTAAAGATGATCAAGATCGAATAAAATTAGGATGGTATAAGGCTGCTTTTAATGATAAAGAATCTAATGAAGACTTTAATATTTATTGGATTTTAGACGATTACGAAAGTGGTGAAAGGTTAACAAACATAACTCATTGGATGCCATTACCTGAAGTATTGCAAAAAAAACTAACCCCTCCTTCTTCATGTGAGAATTAATGAATATATTAATAAAAAGAGAGGCTTAGCTAAATTTGCTTTTAAACGGCCATAGAAGGTAAAAAAATAAAACTAATTTTAATCAATTTTTTGATGTTTAAAATTGATTTTAAACCTCGATTTTCTTTATAATCGATCTTTAAAATTTTATGGGTTTAAAATCAATGATAATAGGATATGCTAGGATTTCAACAGATACTCAAGTTTTGGATCAACAAATTGACTCTCTTATAAAATATGGAATTGACGAACGTAATATCTATGCCGAACAAATTTCAACTAGAATAAAGACACGACCAGAATTAGACAAAGCATTGAATTATCTAAAAAAAGGAGATACTTTTGTGGTTTGCAAATTAGATAGATTCGGAAGATCATTAGAATATTTAATAAGAATGATGGATTATTTTATCAACAATGAAATAAACTTTGTTTCTTTAACTGAAAAAATAGATACATCTACAGCAGTTGGAAAAATGCAATTTCAAATAATAGCGTCTTTTGCAGAATTTGAACGTAATATTATATCAGAAAGAACAAAAGAAGCTCTAGCAGCCATAAAGAAAAGAGGGGGATCGCTAGGAAGGCCGCTTATCTTGAATCCTGAGCAAAAAGAGGCTATAGACAGGTATATGGTAGAGGGTATGCCGATATTAGCTATATCACGCCTTATAAACGTAAAATCGACTACTCCGATATATAATTACTTAAAAGGTAAGAAGAATGCATAAAAACCTTAAAATATATAGACAATGTCATAATAAATGTGAAGAATGCGGTCAAAATCACGATTTGCTAGTTCATCATATCGATCACAATAGAGATAACAATGAGCTTTCTAATTTTAAAGTTCTTTGTTCTTCATGTCATGCTATGACCCATAAAAGAATTTGCAATATATATAAAATGCAATATCTTTATGAAACAAGCCCATATCAATTAACATTTAACTTTGGAATAGAGGCTACATGAATTTTAAATATTGTTTAATATTGATCTTATCGACTACATGTATTTTAAAAGCAGAATCCCTAAAAGATCTTTCATATATTAATATTGAAATATTAAACAGTAAATTATCAGCTATAGGATTTGGACATAGAAAAATCTCAAATAAAAACTGTTTTGATTGTAGTTTATTATTTAAAACACCTTATAAACATTTAGAATTGCATAGATTTTATCCGGTTTCATTTGCATTAAATTATCTTTATTTTCCTAAGAACAATAATACTTATCTAGGTGCAGGAATAAGATATAGAATAGACATTTCTAATAACTATTTTTCTCCTATTCAAATTAATCCCTGTCTGACATTAGGTGTTTTATGTAAAGTTGGTAATAGGGATTGTTTTGTAGAATTAAAGAGTAATTTTTTAAGATTTATTAAGTTAATGTGTGATAATAATAAAGTTGATTATCCACGAAAGATAAGAAAAGAGGCTTTGAAAAGCCATTCCTTTTCAGTTAATTTTGGAACTTATTTTTAAAGGTTAAATATGAAAAAATATGTATCAATAAAAGATATTGTTAATGATGAAAAATATCCCTTTAGCATGGGGCAATTAAGAGCCTTTGTTACTAATAGGCATAAAAATGGACTTGCTACCAGTATTCGAAAGATTGGTAGGAGGATCTATATACGAGAAGACTTATTCGATCAATGGGTTGATTCACATTTTGAAACCATAAATGATAATATTAAACTAGAAGATTTAGAATTCTCCATTAGAGTTATAAATGGATTTAAAGTAGCAAATATTACTTCTCTTAATAAACTCTTGGAAACCTCGAAATATGAACTAAGTGCTATTCCTCACATGGGGAAAAGGTCTATCGAAGAAATAGAAGATAAACTAGTCGCTTATGGCTATCACTTAAAGGAGGATTAAAATGATAATACTATTAGCAATATTCGATTACTTTTTCGATAAAATATTTACTGATTTTTAACAGCACTTTCCATAGCATCTAATTGCTTAAACTTTGTTTCTGCTTTTGCGAAGTTACCTGCTTTAAAGTCATTTAATGCACTTTTCCATGTTATTCTAAATTTTGGTTTGCTTAGTAACTCATTTCTAGCTGATACAGCTAAATCTTTTATTGCTGCACCTTTTGCCCACAAGGGACTTAACGCCCATTTCTTTGCATATTTAACGATATTACCAAACCCAGCGGCATCCGCTTGCTTAATTAACTTCATCGATTGCTCTGTAGACATGAAATCTTTCATAATGCTTTCCATATCTTTATATCCTTCTTCTCCAAGAGTTCTTTTGAATGAATTCTTAACTCTAGGATTGTCAAAAAACTTACGCGCTTGTTTGTAGTTAACTTTATCTGCAAATACTTTATTAAAAAAGCCATCTATAGATTCTAAATCCATTCTTTCCATGTATCTTTTATTTGTGAACTTAAATAATTTGTTAAATTCAGAATCAGGATATTTTGAATTAAAAACATCCTCAATTGCTCTATTATAGTCTAATAAAGCCTCTCTTTTTGATCTATTAGCTGCACTAGACTTTCCTGGTTCATATAATTCTCCAAAACTTTTATTATTTTTTCTATATTGATCTACCAATTCTTTCACAGACGCATCTTTATAATCAGGTATTGTTTTATACAACTTTCTTGACTCTTTTAAATAAATTCGTTCAAATTCATCAGGAGAAATACCTTTAGTTTCTCTTGAATTTATTTTTCTTCTATATGAACCTTTAATTTTGATATTAGGAACAGTTTCTTCTATGCCCTCTGCTAATTCAGAGACCCTGTCAAAAGCATTATTCAGTTTTTCATTAAAATCAGGGAATTCTTCTATTGCCCTGGCTGTTTTGCTTTCTGTTTTAATCAAACTATCTGTTAATCCTTTTACATCACTTTCTATCGCTTCCTTAACTTTTGAATATTGCCCAGCAGTAAGTTTTGTTTCCTTTTTAATACTTTCATACCATCTAGTTGGCATTCCTGAAGGTTTTATAACTTTTTCTGCTTTAGGCAAAGGTACTCCTGTTGAAACACCTAATCCAGCTATATCGGCTATTGATTCAGGAACTCCTAATGCCTGTAATCCTTCAGACATACCCGCTGCTGCTGTTCCCGCTGCAACTTTTTCAGCCAAGCCTCCAGGTCTTAGTTTAACGGCGCTGCCAGCAAGCCTTAATTTTTTCTGTAGTTTAGTACGCGCCTCTAGAGGTAAACTAGTTTGCTCTTCTAAAAAAGACGCTATATTAGAAACTGTAGGCACTGTTTTAGATGCCGCAGATAATGCTTGTAAATATTTCTCCTTATTAAAAACCTTCTTTTCTGGCCAAGGAGCGGCAGGAAACTTTTTGCGTAACTCCTCTTCCCTATCGCCATATTCCCAATCTTGCATTTCTGATAAAGCTTCTCCAGTTCCTAGGAGCTGCCAAGCACCCGCCAACATTCCTGGAGTAGTAAATTCAGCTGCCCCTATTATAGGTTGCACCACTGCTCTTGCCGTTGATTTTAGAGCATCTTCCTCCCGAGGAATTGCTCTTGCTTCATATCCTGGCAACCCCTCTAAAGAGGACCAATCTGCTTGCTGGTTTTGTAATTGAGGTTGGGCTATAGGCTTACGAGGCTCTAACCCTTCTAGTGAAGACCAATCTAAATTTGCACTCATTTTATTAATAATCCCCCAGCATTTAACCATTTATCTAATTCGTTATTTGGAGCTTGTACAGGTTTTCCTTGAGGGGACATAATCCAAGTAAATCCGGGTCTTGGAGGAGTCTCTCTAATCTCTGCTTTAGCAAACGGCATGTTGAGCATTTGTGCGGACTTAAACTTACCATCATCAATATCTTTATATGTTTGGATTAAATCTTTTTGTTTATCCATAACATAGGGCTTTAATTGATTGTGAACCATTTCTTGTAAGCCACGAGGAGGTTCTTTTCCTGCTTTTAAATATTGACCCCTCATTTTATCATATATTTCTAACTCTTTTTCAATTACATCTTGCTTATATTGTTGAAATTCAGTAATTTTCTGATTAGATTCCTCTGTTTTGCCAGGAGACTGGAGCGCTGAAAGTAAGTTTTTTTCGATCAATTGATTAAGTCTAGATCCTCCTGGCATTCCTTTCAGATCTGCAACGAAGAAATCCTTTACAAAACTGCCTAATTGTTGTGCAGAAGCTGTTTTTATAAAATCTTGGGCATCTGCTGGAGCAAATGTCGCTAAAAAATTACGAATTTTATCAATTTTGCCACCAGAAGCTATTAAGTTATCTCTTATACTTAATAAAGTTGCCTGCTGTGTCGGCAATTCCTGTCTTTTCTTACTTAAATTCTCATAATATGGCTTATTTTCTTCAAAAGCTCTCTTCTCTTTTTCAGCTGTTACCTTTTCACCTAATTTTTGACTTTGCAAACGCTCTTGTTGTAAAAGAGATTCTTGCTGATGAGCTTCTTGCATCATCATTTGAGCTTGTGGGTGATATCCCTCTCCTTCTAAAGCAGCAGCTTGTCTTTTTTTATACTGTATTTCTGCATTCCTTCTATTAAATAATTCGTCAGCTACAGGTATAACATTCTGCTCGGTTCCTTCTAATACACCACCCAAAGTAGTCCCAGGCTGAACAGCCGCTTGTGTGGCTATATCTTGTTGAGGCATCGTTTGATAAGGTTGTAGTATTTCTTGGAGTCTTTGTCTCTTACTAATACTCTGAAGAGCTTCTCCCAAAGCACCTCCTGCCTGTTGTATGCCTTGAGCTATCCCACTTGGATCTGGTAATATTGTCATTTTATCCTCTCCTAAATAAATTGCCCATTCCGCCGGCTAATGCGGACCCTAAAGGACCAGCTAAGGCTCCTCCACCTAATGTCCCGCCAAGACCAATCAGAGGACCTAATAACCCTTGTTGTTGCTGAAATGGAAAAGTCTGCTGCCCCGCTAATGAGCCTAAGCCACCTAGAGCTCTCATTTGTCTTTCTTGTTGACTACCGTACTGACCCATTAATTGAGATCCTAATGCTGTACTTAAATCTGTAGCACTTTGGGCTAATGCTTGATTTAACGCAGAAGAACCCATTTCTTCACCGCCAAACGATTCTTTTATACCAGGTATGATCTGTCTTTGCATCATTTGCTGAGCTGGATCAACAAACGACTTCTGAAACATCTGCTGGAACTGAGCCGGATCCATCGCTTGTCCCATCTGTCCCAGTCCTCCCATAGCACTGCTCAGATAACTTTGTTGTTCTGGAGTCAGCATGCTTGGTCCTTGCTGATATCCCCCCATCATTGCTGTTTTTCCCACTTTTTACCTCCTTGTTTGGATCATACTCCATCAGAACACTCTTTGATGGTTTAAATCCATGTCTCATGCTGTGTTTTGGATAGTTTGTTATCCAGTAAATTTTGTTAAGTTTTCCTTTGATTCTAATTTGTTTTATGTGATCAGCTAGCTTTTTAACAGCTTCTCCCTTTCCCCAATATTCCTTATCCATGCTAAATGTTTGAATTAAAATATCTTTAGATAAAGGATCTACACCGAACCATAAAACTCCTTTTACTTGATTTTCTTTATCTGCTAAAACATACAAATGATTAAATGGATTTAATGTAATTCCGTTTTCTCCTTGAATCATGCAATTTAATTGTTGATACTTGAAAAACTCTTCTACAGAATAATCTCTGTCTCTAACTTGTTCGATAAGATAATGAGGAAGGTGGTCAGGCGTGAAAACCCGCACAAATCTCAATTCATCTATTTTTTTCATTTTTACTCTCCATCGATACCAATATACATGAGGTGTCCTGAGATTTGCCCACCTGCTGGGACAGCTAAATTAGCTGATGCCGCACCAGAGCCAACAGTCCATATTTCTCCTCGGTATGTATTCGGTATTGCATTTATTACTAAATTTGTATTACCTGCACCAAAGCTAATAGCAGAAGGTTGAACAACACCGACAAATGGTCGGCCATTACTAAAAGTAACTTTGTATGGTAGTTCTAAATATAGATTACCGCCCGCTGTTGATCCACTCCAAATAATATCAAAAAAAACATGAGTATATATTCCTTGTCTTATTGACCACCCTACTTGTAGAAGATATGTAAATGTTCCAGGTACTGTTCCATTGAGCGTTGGTTGCCACTGTGATTGGTCTACATCAGCATTGTTTCTGATAAATCCATTTATATTATCAGTCATGTTCTCATACATTGATTGCAATTCAAATACTAGATCTCTTAGATATCTATCTATATCTTCATCATTTCCATAATCAGCTCTTAAAGGAAGTATTATTGTTGTAGGCAAGCTCATCAGTTAACCTCTCTTTTTCCAATAGGTTTGAAAGAGGGTCGTAATCCATGGATTCTAAATGGCGCCTTAGTTCCACTAGATATAAACTTAATTCTATGTTGGAAGCCTATCGCCCCAGAAAAAAATCTTTTCCAGGTCTTGGTCTTATAAAACAGTTTCTTATACACTCCGCCACCAGTAGTGAAAGAATTAAACCCGGTTCCATCTATACCATCCAAAGTAAAGTTATTTGAATCAACTACAGTCGCTATATAAGCTACTGCTGCTTCCCCACTATTTATGTTCTCCATTCCTTCGACGCCATAGATATATATTTCATTTCCGGTAACTAGGCCGTGATTTGGAGCTTCTACATTTACGGGATTAGTTTGACTAGCATCGTTAATACCTGTAATGAACTTCAAATTAGGAAGAAAGTCCATCTCTTGGGTTTTATAAGGAGAAACCTCTGTGTCTTTATAAAACTCCATAATTCCCTTCGTCTTAACATCAGTATCTAAATAGATATCTACGTACAGGAATCTAGCTTCTTTATTTTGATCTTTGTATGGATTCCAGGCGGCTGTCAGCAGAGTAGATTCAATAGAAGATCCATCATCATCCGTACCACGCTCCAATTCATATATCGATCCATATATATTTCCTCCTAAAAATACCTCTTGGTTATCTAAGAAAAAGTAAGAAAGAAGTGTTTCATCGCTATATTCATCTAAAGACTCATTTAAATTATTTGCTATAGTAAAATCATCGAGACCGTAATCTCTTGATAAATTACCATATCCTAGGCAATTCATATCGATTGTATAAGTAGAATAGGCTCCAGAATCGTCATCATAAATCAGGGCTGCCTCGTTTTCATCAGTAGCGCTTTCTTTTTTGTTAAATAGCGTCCACCATCTCTTCTCGTTATAACTTCTTTCGCAAAAAACTTTCTTAAATTGATTTACATTGATTACATCTGTAGTGAAATCACTTATACGCTCGTCTACTCTCCTAGTTTCAACACCATCTGTCGCTGTTATTCCTCTGACTCCTAATGCTGTTGCATACCTATCATAACCAACTGTAGCCATCTTGCCTTCGCAAGCTCTAAAACTATTAATTTTTTGCCATTTGAATGCTCTATTAGGATCAGCTGTTGGTATTAGAGACCAGACAGAGCTAGTAAAGAATACTATGATTTGATTTTGGATAGCTTGGGCTGATATGATATGATCACCTGTCGCCGCATCTGTATATCCTCCTCCACCTGCAGTTACATCATTCCAGTTGCCTGGATTCTGTTTAGCGCACCATCGTGCTCGCTGAGGATATGCAGTAGTTGAAGCAGTGGCAGCATCATACTCATAGGTATATAGAACTACTAATCGCTGACCAAGTGAGAAAATTAATTTAGCACCATCTAATATCCGTTGAACTGTAGGCGCAGGCGGACTTAAAACAGGATTAAATGCATTAGTAACAGTAGGAGTGACGTCATCAAAATATCTAATTCCATCTACTGTAGCTGCTCCAGATGGAGTACCAGCCTTTCCGTTAGTAAAATATAATCTATTATCATTCCCGTCTGATTGCCAATTAGCAGACCATACAAAATCATTAATACCTGAGCTGAATATATTTGCTACATCTAACTGGCTAAAAGTATTTGTAACCGTACTGTATCTATATGCTCTATTAGCATTGAATGCTAATGTTACTTTAGCTCCGCTGCCGTCAATGTATCTTGTAATTCCCATTACTCTATCTGTAGTAACATCCGTTTTTGCCGATGTTCCACCAGCTGTATAAGCGCTTAGGCCACTAGTGTCTATTCCTATTGAAAATGTTGTTGGAGATAAAACAGTGATAGTAAATATTTTATTGTTAATTTCAGTCATTCCGCCTACAGAAGCTATATAAACTTTATCTCCTGTAGCGTATCCATGGGCCCCTGTGGTTACAACGCCGGGATTCGCCTGTGTCACATCTGATATAACAACCGTAGCACCCATCGGTTGTAGATCGGCAAACTTGGTATAGCCTTCTCTTTTTTGTAAATAACCGTGTTTAATATGGATATTATCAAGTGTACTAAAAGAGTCAACCGGTGCTATCCATGGCTCCTGGTCTGTATCCAATCCAGTTTTAAAGGGTGTGATTAGCATCGAATTTGCCATTATATCCTCTTAGTTGCCTATTGCTATATAACTTACTGTTACCGCATTGTTTGATCTGACATTAAAACTATTTACATTCTTGCTTACTACACTTGCATAATTTGCATTGGGATCAAATGGAGTTACCACTACATGCCAACAATTATTCGGGAAAGCCGATGCAAAATTTATAGTAGCTCCACCAGCTACACTAGTTGCTGCTCCGGATCCCCACTTTATAATAACTCCTCCAGGAAGATTAGACGAGCCTGAAGCAGCAGCCGTTGGTGCTCCAGCAGTTAACTGGATTACATTCGATGAAGGATCAATTGCATATAATTGTGGCGCTCCTGCTCCGTCCTGTTTTGAATAAGTTATTACCGTACTTGCCAGTACAGTCGGATCATTCGCTACCCCCAGTGGCGTTCTATCAGCTAAATTCAAAGCCTCAGGTTTAAATGTAGAATCAGCAGATTCAATTGCATCCCAGTTTGGTCTTATAACCTCACCTAATTCTCTTATCTTCTCAGAATTAGTTGGTTTACTCTTATCCCAAGCACACATCATTTACTCCTTAAAAATTGGGCATAGCCCTGGTATTTAATAAATCTTGTTCTGTTCTTGTTAAAATTAACGAAATCTGCTCTTTATGCAGTGCCGTAGTCTCAGCATATGCGTCATTTTCACCGTAATCTGCAAAGATACCTAAACTTGTTCCATAGGCTAAACAAGGCCCCCATTCATTCAGTTCTGGAGTATCAGTAGAATTTGTAAGAGCTGTTACAACTTGATATGCCCTCATTTTGATTATATACAGTTGGTCAGGTACGGGAAAGAGTTCGAATTGATTATTAAAGTATAATATCGATTCGGGCCTGTTAGCCTTAAATTGGACATAGTTTAGGTAAATTAATTGTCCGTTATCCGGAGCCGTGTTGAATGTTACTGACACTGCACCAGTGCTATAATTAATAGTCGCCGATCCTCCTAGCGACCCAATTATTGTTACATCTGACTCTGTCCAGGTAGTTGTAGTATCCTCGAACGTCTCAGTATTATCAGTAATTGTTAAAGTAGACGGGTATATCGGAAAGCTTTGTGCTGTTGTAGTGAAAGTAACAGTCGCTCCATCACCCGTCCATGGATCTGTGAAATTGTACTGTAGTGGATTTTCGTTCTCAAATTTGGCTGAATCTTGGTACCATAGCATGGATAAATTATTAACCGTAGCCGGTGGTTCGAAGTTAGTATATGTCTCATCCGGGGCGTCGTATGTAGCCTGATTTACGCTTGTTTTAAGCTCGTAATAGGTATGTTTTTGCTCAAGCTTAACTTCAGCTGGAAATCGTAATTGATAGTATTTATTCAATCTATCGCTGATTTCAACGTTAGACATATCTTCTTCGCTAAATCTTCCAGTTACCTGTCTTATTTTTTGAATTATATCTGCTTTGGTCCACGTAGCCATTTATCCTCCGAATGTCTGTCTCATTTGAAATCTTGGGTTTTGACCGATCAGTTTTTTGCTCAGTCCTCCTTCACTATTAGGACGCCAGTCCCAAAGTGGAGTTGTCCTTGACTCTATCCACCCAGCTATAAATCTAGGAAGTTTGTACTTTCCTCCGTGCATTAGCGTAAAATTGTGGTTTTTTTTAGCATTTCCATAAGGAAATCTATGACAAAGTCCTGGTTCTTCTATATTCATAAACTCAAATTCGCAGATTTCGCGAAGGAAGTTCTCTTCCTTTTCACTCTCGGGCTGCCTACCAATAATAGGTAACTTTTGAAGCTCATCTAACTTAATCTTTTGATGTTTTTCTTGATTCATATCTACCTCACGTTAAAAAAGGGAGGAGAAACTAAGTCTCCAGCCCTTGTGGTTCCTTTTTGTAGCTATTAAACTACACTACTACGTTCTCTCCGTGGATTACTGCAGTCATAACGTCATTGTTTCCGCCAACAACGCCTGTTCCTAAAGTAACTCCTCGGATAGCTTGGTTTTCTATTGGTATTGCTGTTCCATTTGTATCAGATACTCTTACAACTTTACCACCAGATACATACACGCTATATGCAGTAGTATCTTCTACCAAAGTGATGGTAGTAGCGGTAATAGAAGCAACAGTAAACGATCCATTTAAGCTTGTAGCTGTTCCGTCGTCTGCAAGTTCAGATACCTTTACTGTATCACCAGCTGCAAATCCAAAAACTCCTGTATCATTAACAGTCAAAACCCCCGGATTAGCATTTGTGAAGCCACTGATAGTAGCTCCAACTGCTGTTGATTGTGCTAGTGGTGTAAAACCATTAGTAAGCGTAACCGCTCCTGTATCTACTGTTAAATAAGATGCAGCAGCCATTGATGAATCCCAATAATACTGAGCTCCATCTGTTACGTTAGTTACAGTAATTTGGCTTACTGTAAAGCCTATGGATTGGTTCCTAACAACCGCAGCTGCAGGATTTGTCCATCCGATTACTCTCATCTGTGACATGTTTTCCTCCTATTAGCTATGTGTTGCCATTAAATTAAGCATAAATGCATCATTTAGTATTCTTGCTACAAATGGATGTTGCCACTATTTCTGTTACTTTTATGACCCCAATTGAGGCGGGAAAGATTCTTCGATCTCTCCTCTTGCTCTTTACAAGCAAGTCCAGACTATCGCTTCTGCTTTACGCAGCTAAACCACTTAGTCGTTCAGCGTCCCAATTGGGTTCGCCCCTGTCACCATAGCTTTCGCCGTAGGCTTCCAAGTCAATCAGGTTTAGTTTAAAGTGAGCTGACATTTTACCCACTGATCCTCTTTGATGTAGCGGATCTGCTGATCCTCCTGATCCTAGTGGCTCTACATAGAAATCACCAGTTTCAGACTTAAGATGAACTACAGCATAAGCTTCTTTACCAACAATAATGTTGTTGTATACTGCTGGTGTTGCGCTAGAAACGCTTCCAACGCTAGTATAAAGCCATCTTACGTTCCCTGTAGAACCCCATTCCGCATCTAGCACTGTCTGCTGTGAAGCATAGTTACTAGAGTTGACAAAGTTAGCTACAGCCTCTAGATCATCTAAAAGATCTGTATCCAAGAATCCCCAGAATGCCGGTCGAACCGGGCTTGTCGCAAACGCATTAACGCCAGTTACAACCTCACTGATCATCTCAGCATCATTTCCAAGTAATGTCTTAACTGCTGCGTCAATATCAGCCTTTGTCAGTTCTGTTGGTGTATTACCATTAATGCCGTTAGAACATTGTAGAACTGAACTTGTACTCGCTAGTACATCTCTTGTAACTTCGTCCATAGTTTGAGCTAAATTCTGAGAAAGCAATCTTGCACTCTCGTTTAAGCAATCTGTTACTTTCGGCTTAGCTATGCCTACTGACCATATTTCTATGGCGGAGAAAACTCTTCGGATTTCTCTCTCTTCCTTTACAGAAGAGTTCAGACTATCGCATCCCTTTCGGGTTTCCATGTTTAGTCGTTTAGCGTGGTCTTTAAATAACCTTCGCCCATGTTGCCATATTACGCAGCTTCCTGTGTAACGTAGGTGTCCATGTCAATTAATGGAAATTTATACAGGGCCCGTATGTTAACCCTGTCCTCAACTGTTAGCTGAACTTGGTTTGTTATTGTTACGAAATTACCATAAAAAGTTACTCTAGCCTTGATATCAGTAGCTGAAAGAGGTGCTCCAGGAGGAGTACGTCCATCCACTAAAGGAATAGGTACTGTGTCAAGTTTTGAGTATCTTCTAAATACAATGGTATCTCCATTTTTTTCGGGAAGAATACGTCTCTGCTAGATCTTATTACTCTATATTTCTATAGGTACTGCATATTGCTATACAGAGGAGACTATATGTTCAGAGTCTAACTCTGTGATTTCTCTCGTTTTTCACTTCTAGAATTATGATAACATAGACATGAACAATATTTGCGATTTCGAGACTTATAAGGCACTTCGAAATCATTATTACATTGTTTACACTTGAGTATAATATGGTCTTTAAAAATGGATTCTTTACCATCTGACCTCATTTTATACTTCATGCTTTCATGAATATATGGAGCTATTAAATCAAAGAAAGGCTGTCTATCCATTCTTCTAAGTCTAAGAGCATAATATTGCTTATCTTTTCTTAATTTCCATTGAAGGCCAAATTTTTTCTGTAGCATTCTTGCTAACATTTCAACTTCAACTTTGTTAAATCCATGCGTACAAAGAAATGGTGTTAAAAAATCTTCATGATTTGTTAAACATCCATCATCTTGGTACCATAAAGCCAGTCCATGAGGAGTAAGACACTTTAAGACATGCTCATCTATAGTCTTTCTTCCATCATGGTAAAAATGCTCTCGAAGCTTAGTATAAAATGGATGTGTTCTTGTATCTAATGTTATAGTTTGATACTCTTTATCTTTTACAATAATGTTTGGCTCATACACCCTACATTCTGTAAGCATTGATAAGATTTTCTTTTTATGCATTAGATAATCTTTCTGCTTTATGCTATGCCCAATTCTCAAAGATGCGTTTAGTCCACGTTGTACTTTGGGAATACAGGCATCGCCTAATAACATTCCAATTACTGCTCCTTTAAATTCTAGTTTATTACTAAACATAGTCGTTACACCTTCCTTTGCGGCTTGGCTCGGGATTGTCCTTTGCGGAGTTTCCCCGAATTCGAAATCATTTTACTTCGCCCATTTTAACATTCTACAATGTTCAGGTTAAGCGAATTTTGTATGAATAAGCGTTGGATACGCTGTTATCAACAATAAGCGATCATAGTATTCCCGAACTGCTGGAGGTAGCACTGCTGTTGTGGTCATAGTCATATGAAACTCCTAAGTTTATTTATCCAAGGTTACGTCTAACTTCCTGCATAAAATCAGAATCACTCATGTCTTTATATCTTTTGGCTTGAGAGATAGGAGAAGTAGAGCCCATGCTCGATAAATTACCCGCCTTCTGCGAGTTCTCAACTATGCGTTGTGCATCAGCTGATCTCTTACTTCTTTTATTCTCACCTCGAAATTCGTCCGAATTTTTAGCCAAGTAATACGCAAGTTCATAATCCTGAGTTTTTTGCAGGGTTTGTTTTAACCCTGGGTTTTTTTTCAATACATCGGGTAAATATTTTGTGATTACTTCTTGATAGTCAGGATTTTTTTGAGCCATCTTCAGCTCTTCAATCGTCATGTTGAATTTATTTGCCATGCCAGAGGTTAGTTTTTTAAACTCTCCTACCGTCATCACATCTCCATCATCTAGTCCTTCAAAATCATCTTTTTGTTTTTGAGTAGGTTGCGATTGATTCACCTGAGAAAGGGCTAAATGGTCCTTTATCATTCGAAGTTCATCTTCCATCTGCTGTCTTTTCGCTCGTTCAGATTGCAGTGCTGAAAGCGGTACATTCTGCTCTTGTTGAGCTTCATTACCTTCTGCCTGCTCTGGTTGAACTTGATTAGTTTCAATAGATGGTGGAACGGCGGCTTCCAAGTTTTGATCGCCCGAAACGTTATTTTCTTCTATCATCACGTATAGCTCCTAAATTTATCGCCCGTTCTGACTCCTGGTGGTTCTCAGGGTGGTTAGCCAGCGTCGGCGGCACTATTTTGTTATATAAGCCCCTGGTAGAGTTGTAGTTTCTACGACTACTTCATCACAGGACTTAGCTCCTACTAACTGCAGCGCGTCAAAATCGAAGGGTTTTTGAGGCATATTGATATCCCATTTAATAGTTCCTAAATGGTTGTCAACTTCTCCTACAATCATCCCTACTTGTGGCGGCGGTTTAGTTGTGTAAGCCTTTATATGTTTTATCAAGGTGGGTTTCCCATCTACGGCAACTTTGGACGGTTTTGCAAATACAACAATCCAATAAAGATCAAGTTTGTCCTTATTAGCAGCTACAATTGCTTGTATTTCTTTATTATCGTCTTCAATAATTGCGTTGCGGGTTTCTCCAGTCTCCTGAACCATAAGTTTGTCTCCTTAATATCCGTATTTATCACCCTGAACAGCTTGAGCTGGGTAGCCCTTGGTGCCGTCAGTATAATATTTGCATCGTCCCATATCATATTTTTGTGACATTGTATTAATGTCTTTTACAGGACTTGCTTGTGTATTGTCTTTAAGATCGAATCCTTTGCCGTAATTTGGCTTAGATCCCATCTTTTTTTGCATCTTGTCCATATAATCCATTTAAACCTCCGAGGTTTATTGTTAAATTCCACTTGGAGCTGCTGCTGGCTCCATTGTAGCTTGTTGTTGAGGAAAGGCTGCGTTCATCTTTTCAGATCCCGCTGCAATAGACACATCCTCTATTTTATTCTGATCCTCTTTTACCTTATTCATAGCGTCCATCGTTTGAACGATTTGCATTAATCTCAATATTCTGTTATCGTCCATCTCTTCCAATTCTTTCATTGTTTTAGCTCTATCTAACGAAGCTTGAGAACGATTTTGTATCGACTCCGAGGTGCGTTCGTCTAAGAGTCCCATGTTAGCGGAAGCTCTAGTGAAGTCTTCTTTAGCAGCTGCTATATTTTTGATTGAATTTGATTTATTTAATTCTAGCTGAGAGTTCAGTATCTGCTGCTGTGTCTGTGTCTGTTGCTGCATCTGCTCAGCTTGCTTTTTCTCTGTCTCTTTAATCTGTTTGTTATATTCAGTCTTGCCTTGTAGTGGTGCTGCATCTGCAAGCATCTCACCTGTTACTGGAACTCCTAATTGCTGCAGTTCAACCAACTGTCTAAAATATATCTGCCTCTGATCATCCGTTAAAACTCCTTCCTGTATGGAAATGTCATATTTAATAAAGTCGCTGTTATAGAATTGCTGTGATGGTTTTTGATTGATAATCCTTTCAACCTTCTCGGGCTTCCATGTCTGGATCATCTTCAAAGCTTTTTTAGAGATCAATTTTTGCGCATATCTAAGATTATCGAAGAGATCTTGTAGATTTATGATCGAGGCGCCCTGTCTAAGCATCATCATAATACCCGACTCTTGAGCATTCTCTGTCATTCCAAATGCGGCATCGTTAACGCCTGCTATAGTCATGATGTCCTGGTCAAACTGCTTTTGGAGCTCAAACATTCCTTGCGGTATCTGAGAAGGTTGTATCTTTTCTATATCACCCGGCTGGGTATCCTCTTCCTTCCAAATAACCTTCCCTTGCGATGTCTGAAATAGGGATCTTGGATTAATAACAGATGATTTTTTGGCCATCCATCCAGAATTAATGCTTGAATCCAGAATATCTATCATCTGGGAGCGTCTTCTATTTGCTTCTCTCTGCGGATCTATCTGGCATCTGGTAAGGGACTGTACTTTGAGTCCCCAGTGCTCAGATTCTGGTTCAAAAATGCCTACAAAAGGCACAAATGGGTATTCATTTAAGCCATATTGGTTTCTTTCGGTCCTTACATAGTGATCATTTAATATGATATGACAATCAACATACTTTTTAGGGCGTTTTATAACCTCTAATTGGGGATAGTTCTTTAAGAAAAGATTAAGACCGTCCTTGTCGCCCTCCCATTCGGTGAATTCACCGGTTTCATTGTCTACGATTACGTCTACATCCTCCCATCCCTGCTTATAAAACTCATTATAGGCAATAAAAGGTTGACCGTTAGGTTGTGTCTGATATGGTAACCAGGTAAATTTATCGTCTCTGGACCAGCCCTGAGTTGCTAATGAATAAACATCCTTTTCCTGACCTGGTAATAAGGATGCCGCTTGAGCGGGAGATAAATATTTTCTCTTTATAACGTAAGAACAGTCAGAGAAGTCTAGTTGAGTGAAGTATGGATCAACAATAAACCCGTTATATGGCTCTCTACCAAATCTAATATCTCCATTTATAGGATCATCTCTATAATCCATCCAGATGTTAAGTAAATTAAAACCTGTCTTTAATGCACCACCGAAGGATTCAGAAATGAACTTGTACCCTTCTCCATGATTTAAAGCATAAAGAAGTAATTGAGACAGTTGGTCTGCGGCCTCTTGATCAGAGCTTTCTGTAGGAGAGACTATAGAGCTTAGCCTGTGTTTTCGTTGATATCCCGTGAGAAGATTTATGTTCTTTCGTATTAAATTAAATGAATAAGCATTTCTGCCTTCTTCAAAAAGCTTTTGCCTTTCTTGCTCGTCCCATTGCTCCCCCAAGTAAAACCTTAAGTCTCTGTCTGCAAGTGGGTAAAAGGGATTCCATGCTAAGTAAGCGTCATTGTAATATTCGTCGTATTCACGAACAATAGCATTATCTATGCTTTTTGCCATTTAAGTCCTCACGTGTAACAACTCTACCTCGTAAGAGGGTGGTTCAGAGTCTTTTAATTTAAAGGGGTAGAATGCTTAAATCATTCGCTATCTTTCTTTTCCTGGTCAAATGTTTGTCTTTCTTCCCCAGTAATAGGAGTTAGATCAACTTCTTTTCCTGTTTTGTTTTTAATCAAATTTTCGATAGCTTCTTCGGCGAAATTGTCGGGATATTTAGTTTGCCAATCGTATACTTGAGCACATCCATGAAATATTATTAACATTAATAATGAACTATAATATTTGACCATAATATACTCCTGCTTCTTTAACTTATTATAACTAAAAATTTAATTATTTTCAATTGAAACGCTTCGAATACATCTGTTCTAATTTGTCCGCATCATCTTCTGTAAATTCAGGCCTTAGATTTTTATGAAAGAAATGCGTAAAGAGACTATAACGCAAGCTATCCATCGCATGATCGAATTTCTTGAGCGGCTTATCTTCTCCCCTATCCGAAGCTTTAGAATCCCACAAATAGTTACTAAATTCCTTTATTGTTTCCGTGCAATTAGAGCATATCTTTAATGTTCCATTAGAAAGCAACTGAGATACAAATCGTATCCCTGGAACTACGTCATTCGCAGCATCTACAACGTTATATAGTCCATTTCTACGTAACTCTTGCTTAAATGAAGCAGCTGAGGGGTCTATATAAATCTTCTTAACATTGTATCCTCTAATGAACTCTATCATATCTATCGCATAATCATAGTCTGACTTTTGTCTTAACTCTTTTTTAGAGTCGAAGTAGTATTCTTTTTCAAGCCACATATTTGGATAGCTACTAGGGTTATATCCAATTAAAGTAAAAGCGCAGGGATTTGTAGTTCCATAATCTATTCCAACAATATAATAATTGGCTGAAGAATATGGCATCTGAATAATATGAGTTTCTTCATCAAAAAAGTCATATACTGCCCCATCAGCCTGTACCCACTCACCAGAAATATATCTCTTGTACCAGAGTCCCTGATATTCAGCAGATAAATCGGATATATATTTTTCATTTAAAGTTGGATTATCCCGTATATTGTAAGAGAATACCTTTAGATCTAATTCATGTTGCCTATCTATAAAATCGGTTTTAAGCCAGTGATAAGGCGAATCCGGATTAGTAGAACAAAATAGTTTAGAATCAGGAATAGATAGTCTGGATAAAAGCATCTTAAAGAAGTTCTCAGGAAGCAGAGAAGCCTCGTCAATTAAGGCTCCTGCAAACTCAGAGCCACGTATCTTCGCTTCTGCCCGATCGTCGTTAGCCCCTACCACATACATAGTTCTATTATATAAATTAACCTCTCCCTTTCCTATTGAATACTGCACGGCCGATCCAACCATATCTTGCAAAGGAGAGATGATATTTCTTTTAATAGTCTTATCTGTTCTTCCACAAATAATTAAAGGACCTTTTGGCCCATTTTTACAGAAGTCTAACCATCTAAGAAGCCCTATAAATGACTTACCGGCTCGTACAGGACCTTCAAAGATATTAATACGAGCATCCGATTCCCGATAAGATTTTATCTGCTTATCACTTAAGTTTGTTAATTCCATCAATCCAACTGGTTTAATAAATAAACAATTAAATCTTTAATTTTTGAAAAACATAAGATAGCGGTACTTTTTAAGGCCTCATTGCTTTTAAATACTGCAAATATAGTTATAATTAATATGCAATTCCAAACTATCTTAATAAGTTTCATGTCCTTTATCTCTGTCAAGATTAGGCAGTTTCCAGATAATCCTAGTGTTAGTTTTTAAAAAATCATCGATACGGCACGCAATCTCAAACGATAATGGTATTTTTCCGGTTTCTATGTTAGATAGATGAGAAGAAGATATTTCTAATTCTTTTGCCATGTCTTTCTGTAATATCTTTTTGCTTTTTCTCTTTATCTTTATATATTCACCAACCGCTTCCCACATAGTAGAACTGCTTGTCTTAATCCTGGGCTTTGATTGAGCTTTCATTACTGCTATCCGCTTATTAACCAAAGAGTCGATACATCTATTAATAAAACAGCTCATATAACCTCCTTCTTGTTATTAATTTGATAATGCCTTTTTAAATCTAAATAATCCTTCCACCATTTTTCAGGTTCATTTGCATATAGAAATTGATTCTTTTTGATATTATGATACAAAGTAAAGAAGGTGTCTTCTATGCTATCCATTTTACTAGCGTAAATATTCATTTGTGCCCTCACTACTCCTTTCATCTTGTCGAAATGGTGCATCTTGGCATCATGCTTTCTTATCATGACGTCAAACTTTTTCTCCATAGTCTTTAGTTTGTTATATGATTTTCTAAACTCTTCTCTTACTATTTTTTCCATCTGTTTTTTAGTAAGTCTTTTAGATTTTCTTTTATCTACTTTCTTAGCTGATTTCTTTAATTCTACTGTCATAATTATCCTACATTAATTTGTTTGCTGGCAGAAAGACTTGAACTCTCAACCATCCGATTACAAGTCGGGCGCTCTACCAATTGAGCTATGCCAGCGTATTTTATCTTCTAGCTAAAATTCTTGGTGAGGCTTCGGAAAGCGGCACCACTTCCAATCAGAGGTATGGCATAAACTCGTTACTTCTCCGCAGAAATCACATTTTGATGTATGCCATGTACATATATCGGGTAATGCTACAGCGCCCATTTTAGTGGCGCAGGGCTGGCATACATATCCATCTAATAGATATTCTTCAAATTCAGTTTCCGGAATCATGTAATAATCAAGATCGTTAATCGTCATTGTGTCCTCATCTATATCGATCTTTTTATCTATCTCTCTTTTCCATGTGGTCTGATATATTTCTAAATCATTGTTCTCGTCGTTAGTTATTACCATTAATATCCAGTTTAAGGCGTCCATTATCGCTCCCTTATTATCAAGATACTCGGTTATTATTGGAGCTAACTTAGATTGTATCTCTTCTGATATAGCGATCTCTTTAATAGTTAATTTATCTCTCTTCTTTGACATTACTCCTCTCCTTTTCCCTACTTTTTCTAGCTAAATCAACTAATGCAGTAAAATCATCTGCATTATTGATAAGATGCATAACATCTAAAAGTCCTGCTAATGATCCATTAAATTCTTGCTTATCTTTGGGTTGTTCTGATTGTCCTAGGCGTTGCTTACCAAGCCATATAAGCATTGTAGTATTACCACCCATAGCTACTTGATACTGCTTTCCTAGAAGATTCGAGTTCCCTTTTTGCCTCCTTTCCTGTGAGTAACTGGTAAAATCTATTCCATTATCTGTCAAACATCGAGCATAAAGTGTATCTCGATGAACGCCTGCAACGGCTGCAACCTGTGGACCATTTGCTCCGGATACCAAATATTTATCTAACATATCCCAATCGATGTTAACTTTCTTTCTGCCTCCTTTTCTTCCTCTAGGCTTTCCTTTCACCATCATTTACACCTCACTTTCATTGTTGCGGCAGGAAATAGATCAATAACTGGTTGAAGCTCTTTCTCTATATGTCTTAAATCATCCTCATTATCAAATTTAAGATTGATAGAGAACTTTTTAGGCTTTTCTTTTGGTATTATATCTGTATGAAGCTCTTCTTCTGTGAATCCAGAATCGATTAAAACTTCGGGTTCCCAGCAATTAGCGAGGACATCATAATCGAAATCCCCGCTAATTTTGTTTAAACCAATGGTTAATTTCTGGAATTCTTTTTCTGAAAGTGTTCTGGAAGGAATCGCAACAGTAGTTTCGTCAACACCGAGATCTCGTAACGTTTTAAGGCGTTGGTGGCCTCCGATGATCTTGCCATCTGTCTGCATGACAATAGGTTGACATAATCCGAAATCTCTAAGTGATTCCTTGAGCTCTTCTGCTCTTTTTTTAGAGAGCCGTCGAGGGTTGTGTTCATTTTCATAAAGGGCAGCAATGCTCCTTTTTTCATATTTCCAATCAATAGTTTCCATATTTATCCTGTGGTTCACGGGATTTCTCCCAGGCTAAATAAGTATAATCCTACTTATCTTCCTCTATTTCCTTTTCTTGTTGTTCTTGGACTCTTTTTTCAGATGCCTTTCTCATCTCTTCTGTATATTCAAAGAAGTTGTAGTATTTTACTTGATAAAGAGGTATACCAACGCCTGAATTTTTACTCTTATCGAAATAAGCTGTATTATTAGCCATCGCATTTAAAAAACCGTCTAATTCATCTTTGTTATTTAAAATTAAATCTAATTGCTTATCATTCGTGTAGTAAACTTTTAATATAAACTGCATATGTTTCTCCTTTAAATTAAAATGGTATATCTTCTTCCATAGAATAATTATCGTCTGATATTTTAGTTCGATAATCATCTATAGCATTTTTTACTAACTCAATAAACTTTGTTTTATGTTCTTTCTTATCAAAACTTATATATGGGTAATATTTAACTTTTCCCCCTTCTTCAATAACCCTAGCTGGAAAATTAACCCACCTTTGATCATCTTTTTGATGAAGAGTAATTCCTGATAATGTAACTCCCCATTTAGACACTCTTAATGTTGCTATTCCTAAACACGTGCTTTTATTAAGAGGGGTATAACTAATACATTCTATCATTTCTTTAATCTTCCAATTAATTTATTTAAAAATCTTTTAATCTTGCTAATTTTAGATGGCTTACAAACTTTAATTATTTCGTCTCTTAAGATACCTATATCTTTTTGCCATGCATTGTTTAAAACTGTTCCATAAGAGTTGCAGTTCTTTTTATTATTATTTTTCATATATATTACTTCTTTTTTTTTATTTTAGGTGGCTTAGGTAAATAAGACCAATGTGTTACTTTTAAATTATCCATTTCCATTACAGTTTTGTTTAATTGTATTTCCCAACACATCTTTCTTTCTGTAAATATCAAATTTCCAATAAACTCTCCTACTCCTGCATCATACAATAAAACTGGCTTGGAAATATTACCTTTTATTCCAGGTAAACTATCCTCTACTGGTATCCATTTTACTTTCATTTATCCCCTCTTTTGTTTTTTCTTCTTTAATTTTTGGGGGAGTTTCTTTCCCTTTGGTGTTGCTTCTTCGAACTCTTTGGCAAGTTCTGGCTTCTGGCTGTACATGAATTTCCTTTGTGCTTTGCTTTTGAATGGCATCTTCTAACTCCTTTTCTCTAGCTTTTAGCCTAGTTATTTCTTCTTCCTTGCTTTGCAACTGAGTTTCAACTGGTACATATTTATCTTCATCGTTAAATGGATTAAACCCACCTTGACAGCCTAAACAAATACCTGTTGCATTAAGTTGAACTAACGCTTTACATGTCGTACATGTCATTAAATTATTCACTAAAACTCCTTACTGTGCTTTTCTTTGAGACCTTCTACAGAAAAGTAAATGTGGTTACCATCCTGATCTTCTTCTTGATAAACTCTAATTAACTGTCTATCTAATAATCCCAACCTATTTGCTTTCTTTATTATATAATTTAAATCCTCTACACATAATTTTTCTTTATAAGTCAAAGCATGTTCGTTAATCATACTTACTCCCAATGTGGACATATAATCCTCATTTTACTTGAGTTACTAGAAAACCATTTTTTATCTATAACAGTCATCTTTTCTTTCGGATAATACTTTGCGAATCTCTTGAGTTTAGTTTTTGATCTGTTATCCATCCATCCTTTGACTTCTCTCCACTCATGAGAACCGTCTAAATTTAAAACCTTAAAGTCTGGCAAATAACTTCTAGTTCCACGTTTAATTTTCTCAAACCAAAATGTTTCAGGTTCATGAAGCCAGTCTTTAATGTGATTGTTAATTTTTAAAAATTCTAAATATCTAGCGTAATTAGCTTCCCATCTAGACCTAAAGAACTTCTTTTTTCCGCCAATAGTTCTCCATTCTGCTTTCCAGTTTCCTCTATGTTGGTTATCGTTACCATTGGCTCTCTTTGTTGTAATAGTTTGTTGTCTGTTTTTATTCTTCTCTTCTTGCGATACTCTTGCCAACCAATCTCTTAATCTTTTGGAGGCATTCTCTTTACTTTTATCCGTCACACCTCTTGATGCGTTCGTTAAGCCCATTTCCTTAGCCGTACGGGCAATTAAAGGGATTGTTCGACATATTTCATTGGATAAATCTTTTAGCGCGCTATCGCCCCGTTTAAACCCTTTTTCGTAAATTTCCCTTATCTTTCTCCTTTCTTCTTCAGATATTTTCTGGTTTTGTAATTGAATTCCTGCTTTTTTGAGTCTTTCGTGAACAGATTGCCCACACATAGAGAATTTTTCAGCAACCTTCCAAACGCTTTGCAAGTTACTGTAGTTTTTTATTAAGTCTTGTGTGGTTGCCTTCATGTTGTGGTTCCCTAGTAGCTATTTCCAGTAATAGTGTATATTAAACATTATTTCAATAAATTTAATTGATGTTATTAATTTTACGATTTATCTTATCAAGCAGTGTTTGTGGTATCTTTTTCTCCTGTAGAGCTTCCATAAACTTTTCATATGATCTAGGATAAAATTTCTTCTCAATCGTATGGTATATACTGCCGTTATCTCCAATTTTAAAGCTCAGCTCATTGCATAAATTACCTGCGGTGATGCCTAAAAGATATCTATTTATCACTTCAATTGCCTCAGGTACTCTAGAGTCTTTTTCAGATCTTTTCTTTGCTAGCGCTATATGATCCGCTATGTTTTCGTATTTGGTTCTTAGCGATACCGGTGACTGAACATTGAATGGACTACCTGACTTCATAACAAAATCAATTGCCTCTAGAATCTTATCCTTGGAAATTTCATCGATTCTGATTATTGAATCAAAATCTCTAATCCAATGTTTTAAGTTAGGGGGTTTTCTACTAGGCCTTCTTTCTTTTAACTTTTCATATAAATAATTAGCACAAAAGTGAGCATCATCAGATGCGAGAGAGGTTTCGACCTCGGACATATGTTTCTTATAATAATGTTCTTCTTCAATAGGTTCTTCTTTACGGGCACCACATGCCCTACCCTCAGGCACCACATGCCCTACCCCTCGGGCACCACATGCCCTACTAAACTTTTTTTGAAAATGGACGAAGTTCTGGGGCCACAGATCAATAATTTGTATTAAAGTAGTATCAGGTGATCCGTTTGCTTTTTTTCGTTCTGTGATCTTGATAAGACCTTTTTGAGACAATGAATTTTTACAGTCTTTTACTTTTCTTTCTGATATTTTAGATTTGATTGCTAATGTTTTATTTGAAGCAAAACAGGCACCTTGATCGCCTGCTATTCTTTTTAGATGAGAGTAAAGCCATCCTTCGTACGGATCTAAATCCAAATCATAAACAATATTTGGAGTCTCTGTTCTATACTTATGTAAAGAGCTTCCGTCCTCTATTTGAAAATTGTTTTCATCTTTTTCTTGATTTAATAATGATGTGCTATTATGATTATTCAACATAGATTAATTCCTTATTCTTGATGGTTTTAATTTATTTAACATATTGATCCTTCTTTAAGAGGGGGGTTAATGTTATTTATCTTCACGGATAACTCGTTGGGAGAAAGGAGTGGTTCCTTTTCTCCCATTTTTTTTATCTTAATCTTTTCCACATCATTTTCTATATTCTTTATGAGTTATCTCGGATAACTTCGCTGGTGTTGCGTATCCTGGAAACGGGAAATCCACGTATCCAAATTCTTTTTTAAAACTTTTCTTTAATTAAGTATATGTTTTTTTTTTAATTACTTGAATCATACAAGGCTTTTGTCTATAAAATCTAGTGCTTTTTTTTCATCTATTAATAAAGTTCTTCCAAATCTTCTAACGCATTTATCTCTGAATTCAGGGTGATTATATATATAAACTCTGAGAGCCGCATAACCCTTAAACCTATATTTATTAGAGAATTGCCTTATTGTCATGTATGATATCTGTGTGTCTTTTGATTCTTTTTGTGTCATTTTGTATCCTTTGTTATTTTTTTTTGTTGACTTGTTTATTTATATTCCATTATTATGAAGTCATATAAATTTTGCAAGTAATTGTAAACATTTATTTAACTAAGGATACTTATGATGAATATGTATGAACCACCCTTAGATCCATATTGCGACTTTGATCCAATGGAAGACTGGGTACACGTTGATGAACTTAAGAAATATGATGCTGCTGAAGAATTCCTCAAAGAGGTAATCAATCAGGTCTATAATACTGGCGACGTCATTGCATTAGAAGACGCCCTTGAAGAGCTTGCTAATGTATTCGATATAAAATTACCAAGAAAAGAACCTAAGTTAACTACAAAAGATGATGAAGCGTACGGTTTAAGAGTACAGTTTATTACTAAAACAATTAATTTACCAAAAATAGGAATATGATGATGAAGATTATTAATGAAGATAAAAAAGAAGTTATGGTTAAAAAAGACAGCTACTTGACAGAACTAAACAACACACAGGAGATATGCAATTTACTAATAAAGACTCCCCATTATTCAAAGATGGGGCAAGAAGGCATTTTTGCTATAGTTGAAACTGCTAAGTCTTTAGGAATTGATCCTAGACAAGCGTTAGGCGGAGGTCTTTATTTTGTTCGAGGTAAGGTAGAGATGTCTGCTCGTATGATGAATGCCTTAATTAGATCAAAGAAACACTCTGTGACGCGTGATAAGAAATCAAATGATGAAATATGTATATTGCATGGCAGAAGAGCAGACAACAACGATATGTGGACTGAAAGCTTTTCTGTTGTAGAGGCTAAGAAAGCTGGGATTTATAAAGACAGCGGCCCATGGGCAACTTATACTAGGGATATGTTATTTGCTAGAGCTTTGTCAAGATTAGCTAGGCAATTATTTCCGGATATTATCGGAAATTGTTATGTAGAAGGTGAGCTGAGTTTGGATCCTAGTCTTAAAGAAGAGATGCCCCATCAAAGCACTGCCGTTGAAATAGCAGACAAAAGAAGTGAAGATGAAGTAGACGAACTTATCGCGTTATTTAATGAAATACCTGAATATAGAGAAGAGATAGAAGCTTTTCTTCAGAAAAAAGATATTGATGATTTTGCTGATATGCCCAAAGAAATGTATGAAAAGGTATTAAAAAGAGCTATCTCAAAGGTAGAAGAGATTCATGAGAGGATAATGTAATGGAAAAACTAAAAATAGAACAGGGCACTAAGGAATGGCTAGAGATAAGAAAAAATCATGTAGGAGCCTCGGATGCACCAATTATAATGGGCACTGCTAAATGGAAGCTTCCAGATGGTAGGATTAAAACTCCTTATCTTTTATGGCAAGAGAAGCTTGGTTTAGCTGATCTGAGCTGTAATAATGCTGCTACAAGATACGGCAAAAGCATGGAAGAACCAGCTAGACTTGTTTATCAAGAAATGATAAGAGATTTAGTTGATCCAGTTTGCGTTAAAAATAAAAAATATCCCCACTTATTAGCTTCTTTAGATGGACTCAACATCACAGAAGATAGGTCAGTGGAGATAAAAAATTGTAACGAAGAAGATCATACTCTATCTAAAAGAGGAAGGGTACCAGATAAGTATTATCCTCAAGTACAAATGCAAATCATGGTAACAGAGCTTCCTTATGTTGACTATTTTTCTTTTCATAAAGGAGAGGGGGTAATAGTCAAAGTCAAGAGAGATGATGAATATATTAGTAGGATGGAAAAGAAGCTTGAAGACTTCTGGGATTGTGTAGAAAGCTTAATAGAACCTCCATTAACTGAAGATGATTATATAGAACAAGGAATAGAGTGGCTTAAAATAGCGGAAAGAATATATGAAATTAAGCAACAAAAGAAGATTTTGTGTGAAGAAGAGAAGGCATTAGAAGAAGAATTAAAATCGCTCTCAAGCAACAGAAGCGCCTGTTCTAAGGGCTTTCGTTACGTTCGCAGTACCCTACCTGGTCTAATAGACTATAAGTCGATTCCTGAGCTTTTAAATAGGGATTTGGGTGAATTCAGAGGAGATCCAATAATTAAATGGTCTCTAAAGAGAACGATATAGTTTCTTAAATTAAGCAGCCTTAATCGGCTGCTTTTCTTATTTATGTAATAAGTATGGAATAATCCCAACTATTAATCCTATTCCGAAAAAAATGATATATCTTGATCTTTCTGAAATCTCGCTTAAAATTTCTTTAAACACTTCTTTCATATATTACCTATGAGTTACAAACTGCAGGACAATCTGGTAAAACTCTATCAGCTAATACTGCTTCATCTGGACAATCCCTTAAATCTTGTCTGTATTGTTTAGCAACTACCAAATCTTCGGCAGATATTGGATAATCCGGCAATACATATTTATCAGTTCGTCTTAATTCATTATCTCGCAAGTGTCTAAGATTACACATAAATCTTATTTCATCTATTTGCCATTCTTTTGCTTGTATATTATATATGTGAGCACAAGAAGGCTGTGGATCTACTTCAATACATTTATCAGCATCCCATAAGCTGTCTGAGTCATCCCCAACAACATAAACGTACGCCGGAGGAGTATTGCTATCTGGTTTCATATAATATTTTAATGCCATAATATCTCCTAAACTTCAATTTCTAAAACTTCAATATAAGCTAGTGCAACACCACCATATAACCTAGTGGCTGATGAATCTCCGTTAACATACCAAGTTCCTACCCCAGCCGACCCTCTTAATTTAAATGTTGTAGCAGAAGTTGTCCCACTTATCATTGCATACATTAAAGTTCCACTTGCTGTCCATGAAGTATTCGACGCATAAGGATTGGCTGTAGCTGCTAAAGCATTCGCTGTAGAGTCTTGAAAAAACGCTAAAGCAGAATTTGTTCCAGTAGTAACTTGACCAAATGCATGAGCTTTTATCAACAAAAGATTTGTAGCAGATGTTGGTGTAATTGTTACAGTCGTTATTTCGACTCCTTCTGTATTTTGTGGAATAGAATTGTCTAAAGCCCAACTAGAATTAACTGTTACAACCGATGTTTGTTGTGTATAAACTGTTTGTACTAGTGTTCCAATATCTGAATTTGATTCCCAAGTAACGCCCCCAGCCCCATCTGTTGTCAATACTTCGTTCGCGCTTCCATCAGTTGTAGGAAAAGTATAAGCGCTATTAACACTTAAGGCTGCTGGATTAACTGTTCCTGTACCTTTTGGTGTCATTGTTATTGAAATATTAGCATCTGTTCCGTCTGCTGCAATAGTTGTGCCTGCCATTGTTACACCAGCAGCCGTTACATTTGTATCAAAAGTAGTGGCTAAAGATGTTGTAGCAGTGAAAGTATCAGCTGTTTTATTTGTCGCATTGTTTGTTGCCATTTTTTGTCTCCTTAAGTAACTATTATGTTTCCTATGCTACTAACTACGTTAAAATCTGTATTTGCGACCGAACATACTATTTCTATTGAGTCTCCTACCGCTGTAGATTCTAATTGTCCACCAATTCCAGAAGTTGTAATCTGATTACCAAACTGGATATTTTGAAGCGCATTTTGTTTTATAATAAATCCAGTAGCATTCTTAGCATTTACAATGAAAGTATCACCAACCGCTGCTGCTGCGGGCAGTGTAAAAGTTACTGATCCTGCTCCCCTATTAGCAAAATAACCATTTTTTACCGCAATTGTTTGAGTAGCCGTAGTTATAACACTCCAGGTTAATGCTATTCCACTTGCCGCTATTGTAACTGTATCTCCTGGCCCATTTCCTGTTACTGTTACCCCTGTTCCGCCTACAATATTTATATTTCCTACGCCATCTGGTTCAACAGCTGGTGCTCCGTCATCTGTAGTTAAACTATCCACTCCTGGTGAGCCTGCTCCAGTAAGCAGTTGTAACCATACTGCTTGACCAGAAGTATTAAAATCCGAAAGGTACCAAAGATCACCCTCTGTTCCAGATAGCGGATCTTTACCTATAATTGCAAAGGATCCAATTCTATATTTTACATCAGTGGTAGTAGGTTCTCTTTTGAATACCTTTATAGGTATCAAGTTCATATTTGGCCCTGTATAACTCAAAGGATTTTGATAGGGCACTCCTGCTATTTCCATTATTTACTCCTTAAGTTACCGTTATATTCCCTATAACACCAATCGTTGTCCAAAGTAAGTTAGCTGTTTTACAAACTAATCTAACCCAATCTCCTTGAGCTGTAGAAGCTATACTTCCCCCTGCTCCAAGTGTAGACTGGCTAGATCCTAGTCTTATTTGTTGGTTAGCTGCTTGGGTAATTGTCCATGATGTAGACCCATCTAGAGCTATTTCTATTATATCTCCTACTGCAGATGTTGCTGGCAAAGATAAACTAAGAGCTGCTCCACCTGTACAGTTCACACCATTGTTTACTGCTAGTGCTTGATTAGCTGAAATATTTGTCCATGTTACTCCGCCACCTGTAGAGTTGATTGTGATTGCTCCTGCTGCATTAGTGATAGAGACGCCTGTTCCAGCTGTTAAAGTTGCTGCAACAGGAGCTACTCCAGTTGAACCTATTACTAATTGACCATCAGTTAAGGGGCCTACTTCTGATAATACTCCACTAGCTCCATATATACTCACTGCGTGTTGTGTTCTTGAAGTATCGGTTAAACTTGTAGAAATAATATTGTTCATTCGAGAAGTGCCATCTCCTCTTATTAATGATAAAGTACCAGCATTAGTTTCAGTTCCTGTCATTTCATTAACAATAAGATTTAGTTCTGCTGCTGCACCAACATTATAAGCTGCGGTTCCAGATAATTCATTTATTTGAATATTTGTAATACCACCAGTTGAAGTAATTCCAGTTGCTACTGAATCTATTCGTGATATCTGAAGATCAATCGTTCCTGCTATGCATGCTACACCTGTTCCACTACCTACACCTGTATCTAAGATATGATCTATTCTTCCTACAATAGATCCAGCATTGGCTCTTCCTATACCAACTCCTGTACCACTTATATAGATATCTCCTCCTTTAACATGTAAGTGTGATATAGCAGTTGAGAGATCGCCAATACCGACTCCATTAACAACAAACATTCTTTTCCAAATAAAGTTAGTAAATCCTGAAGTTGTCAGAAGGCCGATAGCATTTCCAGCTAAATTTTGATTCTCTATTTCACAGAAAAAATAACCTGTTCCAGTTGTTTTATTAATCCCAACTGTTCCAGTTGCAACATCTTGTTCTCTAAATTTTACATGTGTATCATCTACGCCCATAATAGCTCCTACAAGCTTAGCATTAGGTGCATTAATATCAACGTATTGAACGCATGTAATATTCTCTGTATAAATTCCATCATCAAAACAAACTATTGCAAATCTATTTGCAGCGCCAGGAGTTGCAGCTGTTGCTAATGTTAATGCTTGTCCAAAAGTAAGAACTGCATTTCCTATAGAAAGGCCATCATTAGCATCATTGCCATGTTTGCCGACATAGTATA